CAGTAGCAGTTATAGAAGAAGCTAAAGTTGACTCCCAGACAGCTACACTGACTGGTATTGTTGCAGAAAGGTTTGTTTGGATATTTTTACCATACTCGTATAAACCGACAAAACCTACAGCTAATATAATTAGTGCAGATATAATTGTAGCGAAACCTTTATTGTTTTTTATTGTTGACATATTTTATCCCCGCCTTTAATTATTAACTTGCCTTAACTCTATATTTCTTTGGTATTCTTGAAGAAAATATTAAAATATCTTCGTCTGTTATAGAATCTATACTACAATATCCGAATGAATTAGCTATAAACTTCAATGATCGCTTTCTAAACTTGGGAGTAGAGATTTTTGATGAATAAAAATATGGATAGACAGTTGATTGGTTATCTCCTCCCACGGTAATTTCGCCAATCATATTACTTCCTACTGTTCTTGGACTTCCGCTATCTACATAACTACCTCTTCCTGAAATTGTCCCTAATAAAGCGAATTCATCCCCGTCAAAACTAATCCAAATTTCTATATTCTGGTCAGGTTCTATATCTCCTTGTATTCTTAACTTCCTAACTTTCTTCAATTCTTCAACCCCGAATGTTTCATCTTTTAAAGTGGCGAAATTAGATATTACAAAGGATTCGTCATCAAAACCATTTAAGATTTTATATACACTGTCTGTTATAGGAGAACCTGCGTATAGAATCCCAGCATCTCTGACAAATGTTCTAGCAGGATAAGCTCCTATGTCTATTGTGTTCTCTGCTATGTTTCCCAAAAGTATAGTGTCATTAAAATCGCTCTCTGCACTTCGGCAGGCAATAACAATATACCTTTCAAAAACATCAATAGCACAGTCAGAATAACTGTAATTTGAAAACTTAAATTGTGGAAAAAGAACTCTTGGGATTACATTCCCTAAAACATTCCTTTCTAAAATGGTTAGTTCAGGTTTATCAGGACTTGCTGTATTCATAAAGACTATTCCTCTTGTAGTAGATACCCCAGCTCTAAAATAAGGAATACCCATATCAGTATTAAAGACCAAGTTAGTAAAAGTAGCGTCATCTGCTGAAATAGCTAACTGATAAGCAGAGTTTTCCTTTAAAGAGTAGTATGTCCCGTCTAACCCTATTAAAACGCTTAAAATGGCATCTCCGCCTATATCCTGCGTTATTCTGTTGCCAGTTCCAGCTACTCTTGTGGAAGCAAAAGTAAAGTCTGATAATCCTTTAGAGTTAGTGTTTTCCCATTGGTAATCTACCGTGCCTACTCCTGAATTAGAAATTGTATAAACTCCTGAGATATAGTTAATAGTTCCTGTGCCTCCAGCAGAACCTGTTAAAGTCCCATCTTTGTTATCAGTATAAACCTCGCTAGAACCTGTAATCGTTAAGACTATTCCAAAACAACTCCTTGTAGCTCCTCCTGATTTAAAAGCTAGTGTCCCTCCTCCATCTCCTGAAGCCTCATCAGTAATTGTGGTATAAACATCTGAATCTTGCCCATCTATGTAGGACATCTTAATCGTAGTTTTGGAAGCGTCAGCACAATCCCACATTATCATTCTACCTTTATCAATCAGCATTTTCCCTTTGTCGTTTGTTGCGGCTACATAAAGAGTGCAATAAGAACCTAAATTAGCACAACTCATCTTGTATAATCCATCTGTTCCTGAAGTAAAAACAAAGTTTCCTGCCAAAGATGAAGAGTTAGCAAAGCTGTATTCAGCGGCGGTAGTAAGTCCTGTAACTATGTTAGTCCACGCTTCTGTAGTTGTGTTCCAGTATTGGATAAAAGTAAGATACTTTCTAAATAGGACAACTGTTCCATCAACTTGATAACCCTTATGAAGTCCTCTGTTTTTTCCTGAAGCTCCTTCTGCTCCTAAAATTATCTTTCCATTAACTAAACGGAGGACGCCCGATTCTGTAATCCAGTTCTTGGAGTCTTGAATTGCGTTCTGAGGTATAATTTCTGAGTCCAGAAGATTAAATACTCCTTTATCGAAAAATGGTATAGTTGATCGTCTCATTTAGTTAAGTTGTAGGCAAGAATTATAATATTTAAGGTCAGCCATATCTGAATTGTATTTGGCTTGGTTTTCTGCTTGGTAGCTCCGTGCTTTTTCAAAAAGTTGAATCGTAAAGGAATCTACACACATTCCAAATCCTATCATTGGATGAAATTGCTCTGGTAATTCAGGTGTTCCGTTTTCAGTTAAAGTAGTAGGAACTCTTATATAGTCAAACTCATAGCTCTTGGCTTCAGTAGGTTGGATTGTAAATACTAGTCTGTCGTTAGCCAAATCCAAGTAAGCATATCCATTCTTATTCCTGTAATATCTTCTGTCTGAGAAGTTTATTATCTGGTAAGGAGTATATTCAGTTCCCACGAATACCACTTTAGGAGAAGCGTTGTTTTCTATTCCCACCGAATTATCGGTTGACATATTATTCTCAGAAAAGAAACTAAAGTCTGTTGGCAATGCTACATAAGGAACAGTAGATGATAGATTTCCTGAAGCTGTCTTTTTAAGGAACTCAAATGGAGCTTCTCGGCATATCTTTTTATGCACTCTGTCAGCTAAAGCCACCTCCTGTTCGGTGCTTAGTTCAGTGCTGTCGTCTATGTAAACTGAGAAGATTTCGTCTATGATTTGTTGGGTATTCAAAGTAGTATGTATTTTTAATAATTATTGGCAGAGCATAAGAGTGTGGACTCACTCCTATGCCCTACCAACAGGTAGGGACTTTATCTATAAGATAGACAAAGGTTACGCCAAAATATGGACGTCTAGAAAGCGTAAGCTTCCGTCCGTAAACGTGCGTTTTCCAGCTAGGTATGAAGAAAAGACATTTGTTCCTCTTCTATCAGATGTCTGTCTCATATCTACTGGAGATAAATCTTGAACAACTACATCAATTCCACCTCTCTTTCCATAATAGGAATGAATGAAAGGAGAATTAAATGAGCCTCCAGAAATATCTTCTGTGACAACCATTCTTCCACCACCAACTGCTCTTATTGTAAGAACACCAGCGACAGCATCACAACTTAATCCTGCTCCACCTGTTAATAATGCAGCATTTGCGTCTGAAACTGCTACATAAACACCATCAGATGAATTGTAAGGATCGTTCAAAGCTACAGCTATATTAGCTATAATTTCTGTTGGAGTTGCGGTTGCGGCTGCTGAAATATCTCCAGCAACAGAAGGAGTTCCAGATGTAAGTTGTAAAGTAACTCCGTTAAGAGTGAATGTGTCAGTTCCATCGATAAGAGTTGTCATCGTAAGAACAACCTCACCAGTTAGGTTTTCTGAAACATAAACCTGTGCGGTTGAAATGTCTCCAGAATAACCATTCTTGAACACAGACTCAACGATGTCAAACTGTTTGCCCAATAAATACTGAGCAATATCAGCTGCAGAGTATGAATCAATAACAAGCACCATGTTTGCTAATACTTGATTCGTTCCTCTTGTTAGCTTAGCAGGCATTCTTGAGACCAACTGTGGAACAGTTGTAGAACTCAATGTAATAGGAGTTCCAGTTGATGCTAGAGTTGTTAAATCTCCGTCATCAAAGTCTTGAGATGCATTAAGAACCTCTGAAAAAATCCTTCCGTCTAAGTCAGCAGCTACCTTTTGAGCTATATGACCTCCGAAGTATTCTCCAGGGTTTAATGGTCCAGCTTGTTTGACTTCTCCGTCAGAAATATAGAAAGCCGCTTCCTTCTCTATATTTACGGTTAATGTTTCTGTGCTATCTGAGATAGTGTCAATAGTAGAAGCAGCACCTCTTGTTACTGTTCTTACTCTAACACTACTAACACTTGGTAACATTCTAGTTACCGCTTCGCCATATTTCAGGACAGGTTCAAACCTTAAGTTTGTAACCTTTAACGCAACAAGAACTTTATCAAAAATAGTTTGATAAGAATTATCAAATTGCGTCTTAAAATCAGTTAATGCCATTTTAGTTTTGGTTTAATTTCCCACCACTTAGAAGTTTAGCCTTTTGCCTAGATTGTCGTTGTATTTCTTCTTCAGTTGTGGATCTTCCATAATCTGGTTGAAATACTCAGTGTCTTTTCCTGCTCTGGCATAGTCTATATCGGTGATTACTCCTTCACCGCCTCTTGCTCTTGATGTTTCAAGAGTTCTTTTGCCGGATAGAAGATGTCCGTAGGCCTCATCAAGAAGATTAGAAATAGTCTTCTTGGAATTTGCCGGATTAAGAGAGAGTGCCTTTATTACTTCTTTTTGAGCAACATCCTTAAATTCAGGTCTTGCCTCAAGAATCCTAGTGTAATGTGTCTCAAAGACTTTCCCGATTCTTTCGTTTCGTTCTTTATCTTCAATGGACTTTACTCTAGGAGAGAACTTTGATTCCATTTCCGCTGACACTTCAGTTCTTATTGTTTTTGCTAAAGAATTTAGCAAATCAGGACTGATATCGTGTTCAGTGGCAAGGTCTTCTAAGCTCTTTGACACATCTCCTTTTGAAGCACCAGATTCAACTAACTCTTTCAATTCCTTGATGTCCCTCTTCAGTTCCTTATTAGCGTTTTTATACTCTAATAAAGCTGCTTCAGGCACTGTTCTTGATTCTGGCTTTTCTTCAGGCTTTTCTTCTGTTTCCAGAATATCGCCTAATGTTTCCTCTTTTTCAGTTTCTTCCTTTTCGGGTTCAACCTTGGCTTCGGTTACCTCATCAACGGATTTTACCTCTTCGTCAGGAGTCTCCTCTTTTTTATCCTCCTCTGGAGTAGGAGCATTTTTTGGTTCGTCCATATTAACAAGTTTTAACCTGCTTGCCAGGTAGATTTTATTCCTTTCGGCTGGATGTGCTTCTCCAGAAAAGGTGCGATACACCCATTCCCGCTCTTTAAATCATAAAATATATCTGCTCACCCCGGGCGGGTAATGGGATGAACAGAAGTTATTCTACGATTCTTCGGGTTCTTCTACTCCTCGCTTTTCTTCTGCCTTCAAAGCGATTAAAGCTCCTTTCTTTTGGTCTGAAGCTGTTATAAATACTCTTAACATATTCAATGTTGTGTCCATTTCAGCTATTATTGGCAATAGTTTCTCTGGTTTCAATCTCTTATAGCCAGAAATAAGACTATCTACTGTTGAAATAAATGTGCTTTCTAAACTTTCTACCAATAGCTTCCCTCCTTCTGTTTTAGCTAAAACCTCAAAGGAACTAAACTTTCCTATGTCTTCCTTGATCTCATCTTTTAATTTCTTATCTTTTGCCATAACTTTTGTAACCAACTTAACTTTACTTCTTTCCTAATAGTTATTGATACAGGCAAATTAGGTGTATCTTCAACTATAATCGGGATTGACTTCTTAACTCCTTCTCCTTTTGAATATCCACACTTTCTACACTTATAAATCTTTCCCCTTCTTAAAGACCTCCAAGTATATCCATTACATTCTGGGCAGAAATACATACTATTCTGGCTTCTCTACCTTTAACGAAAGACCAGTCTGCTTCACAATTTCCTCTAACTCTTTCCCATCATTATCAATAGCTTCATCAATCTGTTTTAATAATTCGTTTGAAGCGTTAACCTCTATATTTGCTTTCTCGTAAAGAAAGATAGCTTTTATAGTCTTCTCTGGTAATTCCTCAATGGTCTTGATTATGTCTGGGTTATTCTCTTTGATGTTCTCTATTACTGACTGAGATAGTTGTTTCTTGGCGTCTATCTCTTGTTTCTTTTTGTTATATAGCCCGATTTCTTCAACGATACTCTTAAGAGTGAACTTAACTGTTCCTCCACTTTGTTCAATCAGACTATCTTCTGTGTTCTCCTCTTTTTTAACGACACTATATTTGAAAATCTCTTTTTTCATTTTGATTTGTTGGATTGTTAATTGTTCCAGCCGATTGACCACCAGCTGTAGGTCTTTCTCCTGCCAATTTGCCCGCCTGTTCAACCTCAAAGGCGTTCAAAGACCTTACTGTATTTTTAATAACTATTGGTTCTAACATTTCTATGTAAGCTACCATTGAAACAAATTGATCTGCTGACATATCCTCCTTATGATCCTTTAAGTAATCTACCATCTTCTGCTTGTAAGCTATGTTAGCGTTGAAGTTAGGTTCTATCTTCTTGCCCTCTAGTATGCTTTCAATGTCTCTAGCACATTCTGACATTATCTTTGAATCCCCAAACTCTGATACATCTAATAGCTCTTTAATCTCGTCTTCATTAAATCCAGCTATCTGGGCTTTCATCTCTAATGCTTTCTTTTGGTTCATAAGTTGGTTTACCCCTTCTCCTTGTAAGAATGTTATCTTCATTCTCTGGGTTTGGATAGATGACATAGTTTCAGCGTCTGAAGCTTCTACCAATACTCCGAACTCATCTGACTTGTGGAATATGTCGCTTCGGTTAATCTCCTCTGTTTCTATTCCATCTGGTCCCATAATGTCTATGGCGACTGACTTGACTAGGTTATCTCTTACTCCTATCTCGTATAGTTTAGCAAATCTGCCATAGCCGAATGAATAGGACCTGTTAAGCAACCCGAATCTATCTGCTGCGGCTTCTTGATTGCCCTCGTAAATACCTACTTTGCCCTGTTCATCTGCTACTCCCTTAGCCCCTGAAGTGATACCTAATGCTTTCTCTTGGATACCCTCTAACACATTAAACACATCAATAGGCGTAGAAATAGATGGTGGTCTTAGTAATTGGATTACCTTATCAGCGTCTATATCTCTCTTAGTTTTGATTATCCCATCTCGTCTGTATTTCAACTCAGCTAGGTTCTGTAAAGCATTGACATTCACTACTCTTTGTGGTTTGTTAATAGCTTCTGCGTTGTCTAGCATCTGGTTGATACTAGCATTCTGTGCCATAAACATTTCTCTGACATAATCACAATAAGATGGTGTCCAGAACTCTGTTAGGTCTGGGAATACTGCCCAAGTCCAGAATGGCCATGCTCCTAATGGGAATTGCTTTGTAGCAGAAAACATATCTGTTAGTTTCTCAATCCTTACTACATCCCCACTGTTAGTCATTAAGAGATAGTATCTTTCCCCATCGTAAGTAGTAAACCATTCCCAGAACTTATATTTCTCTGAAGTTTGGAACTCTTTATCTCCTATTGTTCCCTGTCCATACATTCTTACTCTTTTGTTGGTTTCTTCTTGTGCGGTGTCAGTTGAATTACCTCCGCCTGAAATTAAAGCATCTACTGTGGTTTTGATATATATTCCATCTTTAACTCCATCTTCTAACTCTTTCTTGGATTTGATTACATTGTATCTTCCCAAGTGATTAGCTCGTTCTAAGTCTATTCCCCCACCTGATGGATCTACTAAGAAGTCATAAACATCTATATTCTCTAGGTGTGCTTGATAACCATTAGCAGAATCAGCTGAATAAGCATATACAGTTCTGCCATAGATTATTCCTTGCTTCTTGCCTACTAAGTCTTTAATATCCCAAAAATCAATCTGAGAGTCATATTGTCTTAAAGCGTTTAGTCTGTTAGCTCTTGATAGTTGAGCTTCTTTTCTTTTAACAAACTTAAAGACAAGAGGATTGTCTATCTTTGATAGTAAGGTATGGACAAACTCTTGCATTCTGGCAAGTTCTACATTAGCTCTTGATTCGGTTGAGGCACTCTTCTTGGAGTAATACATCTCCTCGTTCTTCTGGAAATTCTTAATTTTGCCTTGTTTATAAGTCCTATCAAAAGCTATCTCTTGTAGAGCTTGGTCTTTTATTTTTTCTCTTGTTTCTGCTTTAATCATATGCCTATATCCTCATAAAGAGGTTTTTCTTCTTCTAATTCTTCGGAATTATTTTCCTCATTTTCTATTCTTATATTTGTTAGCTCTAACATCATTCTCATTATCATACAGTCTCCATAGTCTGGTGATCTTCCGATGTTCTCTTTAACCTCATCTTTTGACATTATCTTTAATGCCTTGTCATCATTGTCAGAGTTTATCTCTTTAATCTGTTCTAGCTCCTGGATAAGGCTCTCTTTATAGCTCTCTTCTGTGACATCTTCTAGGTCAGTTACTATCTTTACCTTGACTGCTAGCTTGTGGTTGTTTATCCTGTCTGCTAGGCAATAAGCACACTGTGTCTTTAAATTCTTGTAGTTCTTGTTATCGTCTCTTATTTTTATCGCTCTACTATTGGCTGTAAAGCCTACAATTCCATCTAAGCTATCAACTATCCCTCCTCCGATGCCATCTTCATCTATAATTATGTGGCTATAAGGGATTTGTTCATCTATCGCTATCTCCTTAATTTTATTCTTTGTAATTTCAGTTGATTGTTTTCTGAAGACATAAATCTTATATACCTCTAATCCTCTCCATAACTTCAATACTGTTTTATCTCTTCCGAACCTAGCTATATCTCCAACTAGATACTTTTCTTCTGACGCATCTATTGTGTTGGTGAATATATCAACTATGTTTTCATATTTCATAATAACTCCTGCATCATCGTCATACTCCCAGTTCCCATATAATAATCTTTGTCTCTTAACTGGGTCTTTAATGTTTATAAGATTGTCTATATACCCTTTTTCGTTCCTAGGATTATCTCTTACTAAAGATTGTAGAAACTCATATCCATCTGGTAATTCTTTCTTCTTCCAAGGGAGATAAAATACTCTATATAAAAAGTTCTTCTTAGGGTTGCAAGTTATAAATATCTTGCCCTTTATCCCATACTTATCATTATTCTGTCTTCCTATTCTGGATTTTAATGTATCGTAAGCGTCAAAACTTACTTCCCCTGCCTCTTCTATCCAACCACTTGTATATTCAGAGCTTCCCAAATCTTCATACTCTGGGTCTGATGGATTATACTTAACTTCAAGTAAATCTATCGTGCTGCTTGTCTTTGGAAATGTTATTACTGCTTGTTGCTCTTGATATACAAAATCAATCTCTCTCTTTAATCCGTGAAATCTGGCTACTTTATAAAATGTTCTTAATGTTGTTCTCTTTAAATTCTTTAAAGTCTTTCTGGCTATATAATAAGTTGTATCTGGGTATCTTAAACAATTACTGATAAGCCATTCGCACCCTAGCCAACTCTTTCCTCCTCCAGCACCTCCACCAAATAAGAAATCAGTTGTCTTCTTGTCCTCCAGTATCTTCCACGCCAGGTGTTGCTTCCAAGTCGGTTTTATTGTTATCTTCATTTTCTTTTGGAACTATATAATTTATTCCTGTTATTGATTCCCCCTTAGAAGTTATGTCTTGCTCTGATTTATCTTTATATCCGTGTTTGGCTAGAACTAATTTTGCTATGTTAGAATTGTAATCTCCAGATAGTCCTTTGTTTATCAATCTTTTAGCTTGTTCTTGATTCAATTCTTCTAATATGTATAAAAACTCTTTATGTTTATCTGCCCAATTATATAAAGTCATTCTTGTTACCTTCAGAGATAAAGCTAATCCCTCTGATGTTGGCAGATTTACTTCCTTTCCTTCGTCTTTACAAGAAGCTATGTATTTCCTCGCTTTTTCTACTGTTTTATCATTATAATCTGTTGGTCTCCCTCCCTTGTTCTTTTCTTCTGTCATTTTATTTATTCATTGTCTTTCTAACCTCGTATGATAATCCACGGAAATTAAAACTGTTTTGTTCATTTATCCAATACAAGTCTTCTTTACTGAACTTTGTCTCGTCCAAATTTATCTCATCAACCATTACTTTTATTGCTCTGTATAGTTTTGGCTTGAATATCAGTAAATATATAAATATCAATGTTATTACCTTTTTTAATGCCCTCCACTTAGCTCTCATAGTTCCCTCTACTGGTTCTCTCTCTGTAAGTATGTCTAATAGTCTTTTAGTTTCTTTTCCCGGATTTCTTGAAAATGCTTTTTGGTCTAATTCTGTTAATACATCTTGAAGTCTATATCTATAAGCGTGATCTGACTCAGAGAAGAAGCATATTATATCTCTTTCTTTTTCCATTCCCGCAGGAAATACTCTGCTTAATTCTCTTATTGGTTGGGAATACTTATCTGTGTTCTCGTAAATATTATCGTATAAAGCGTGGTGTAAAAACTTTATATAAAAAGGATACATTTTTATTACCCCAATCAGGATAAAGATTAGTTCAAAGATGTTTTTTTTCCCCTCTTTTTCAAACTCTTCATTTCCCCATATAAACTTTAAGAAAAGTGCTAATGCTTTTTTCCATATCATACTAGCTACAAAGTCATCGTGATACATTAACCCTCTCATTGGTTCTCTCTTTCCTTCTACATAAACCAGACAACCTTTGTCTTTTTCTTCAAACCATTCTATTTCTTTTACTGGCGAATCTTTTACTATGTGCCTGTCTTCTAATCGTTTATGGTAGTTCCGAACTCTGATACCAGTAATTGTTCTTCTGTAATTCTTAAAGTAGTTGAGCAAAAGGTTATCACTTTTTGGGCTGGAAGTATTTAGGAAGCTCATTCTTTTTTCTTCTTAACTATTTCTTTTGACTCTTCAGTTGGGTTCAAGGTAATAGATTTTATTTGTAATTCTGTTACCATGTCAAAATCTCTTTTTAAAAGCATTGCTAAACTTTTATAAACAATAAAGAATATCTCTGTCTTTTCCATCTCTTCCATCTTTTCTAAATCCTTACCGAAAGATTCTTTGATTACTTCTCTTATTCCTTTGTCCAACTTAATTTCAATATCTGATAACATTTTCTTGAGGCGACTTATTTAAATTGGGCGAAGTCGCCTTATCGGAACAAACACTAAGTTTTGTTCTTTAAATAAGCCCACTAAAACTAATGTTAATAAAAAATACCCCGCTCTCTCTGGCGACATAAATCACGAGAGAGAACAGGGCATTCCTGTTTGGCCTATTATATTAAATTATAATTTATCTATAAAACTTTGTCAAGAGGTGTTAAATGGTTTTTCAATAGTTTCTGAAATCTCTATTAGTTTTAAACAATTAGGACATATAAAAGATTCTATCTGGCCTGTAACTATTGTTTCTTTCATTGACCCCCCAAACCATTTTAAAAAAGTAAATGTTTTTTTTGTCTTGCTCATTTTAAAAAAAGGTATTCCGCAAGTAGGACATCTTATAAGTTTTAGTTCTTCATTGTTCATTTATTTTCTTCTTCCCGTTCCCTAATCATTTCCCCGATTAGTTCTGGGGTTCTATCAGATGAAGGCAATAACCCAGCATTGGTTAATAGGTAAGCACTCTTTTGTAATTCTTTTAATTCTTGTATTGAAAGTTTTTTAGTTGTCATTTTTGTTCCTACTAATTAAATTAACAAGTTTGGGATTACACTCTAAAGCTATCTCGTTCTGTTTTTGAATGATATTGAATCTCTTCACATCTAACATTCCAGCTGTTATTAAAACAATTATAAATACTGGAGTTAGATAAATTATAATGTTCTGTGGAATAGGAACACCTACTTTGTTTAGCCATTCTATTATTATTGTTGAAAAAGCCATATACTTTACAACTTGATAAATAGAGTTGAACATAGCTAACCCTCTGTTTATGTAAAAATCTACCCAGCAATAGAAATCTCTTATCTTTCTAAATGATATGTTCATGGTCGTTGGAATATTTTGATATTAAAATACCTTGAGTCTTCTTTCAAATTTTTATTGTAGCTCCTCCAATAGCACAAATGAGCTAGTAAAAAATGCTCGTCATTAGTAAGTGTCATAAGATTGCTTTCTTCTAACTCCAATTCTGGGAATAACCATACAGGCAAAATATGGTGAACGACTTTACCTTTTCTTCCTGATACTTCTGATCTGGGGTGTTCTTTGATATATTTATTTCTTACAGTTCTCCAGCTTCCTGAACGCCTTGCTCCAAAGTTTCTATCTAACCCAAATAAGTTTTTTAGGAAATCAAACATTTTAATTCTTCTATTTTATTTTTTAAGTAAAACTCTGATATTGATATGTGTGGTGGTTGGTCTTTTATCTTCTGTAATTTATTATACCACGATTTTTTACGAATTTCAATAGCCATAGCGTGTAGTTTAGGTTGCCCTAAATGGTGTTGTAGATGACATCCCTTACAAACTGGTATTCCATTTTCTATAAGATATCTTGACGCCTCACATGACCCCTGTGGTATGAAATGATGAGCTGTTATTGCTGGACTTCCACATTGTAAGCAGTATTCCCCGTATTCCTTAAAAACTAATTGTTTCCATAGGTCAAAGGCTATTATTCTTAACCTCTT